CCATCACAGCCGCCTTTAAAGCAGAAAATTAGCGGTCTCTTCCACGTCACCGAGGAACATCAAATGTTCAACATCACAGCGAGAACGGTTTTCGATGAACGATTGAAAAAGATCCACGCAATGCCCGCCGGCGACGTGGTTGGAAGCGAGGCGGAAATGAATTACCTCGCAGGACTTGTCTCCTACGCGCTTTTCGTTGGCGACATCGAGCACGAAGAATCGACCCAGTTGCACAGCCGCATAAATGCCGCCCGCACATTGCGAGTGTCACGCCTTTGCCAGTCTGCCGCGAGGGTGCACGCATGACCACGCCAATCGTTAAATCGCTGATTGACGAACAGCTCGAAGAGATCGAGCGCGGCCTGGCCATCATTGCCCACGGCATCCCGTTCTATCAGGTCATCGGCAAGTCGCCGGACTTCAAGGTGTGCGACCTGACCGTCAAGCTCTCAGCCACGCAGAAAGGCAACAGGATTGCCGTGAGAGCGCGGCCATGACGCAGACGGCAGAGGAAAAGCTTGTCGAGCTGGCCAAGGCGTATTCGAGGCACCGAAAGGCGCTACGGGATAACGCGAAGGAAATCCGCGACCTACTGACGAACTCAGTCGAGCCAATCGACCTTGCGCCGATTCGCACTGAGTACCTGGACCCCAATCGACCGGACCTTGTTCCGCTCGAAGAATGCGTTGTCTGGCAAGGCTGGGCTCATGCGGTCGAGGTGTACATCAACAACCACGAAATCGAGAACGGCAACGACAGCCAGATGATGCGCGCCGCTCGGCTACTCGACGCCAAGAAAGAGATCAACGCCCAAGGCGCCCGCATCCGAAACCGCCTGCGCATCATCGGCGACCAGCTGCTGAGGGCTGAGCCATGAGCACCAGCTACGCAGACAGCGCCCAGGCCCGGGAATGGGATCGGCGATACGACGCATACGGTCGCGAGAAGAATGCGCGGCCTGACTTCTTCCACGACTACGAGGCGAGCGCCGCCCGGAGCATTGAGCGGGAAGCGATCCGGCTGGCAGAACGCAAGGCCGCCCAGGTGCGGATCAATGCCGCGGCCGAGCAGATCGGTGACTTCTTTGGATACAACGAGGCGAAGACATGACAGCCCACCAATCAAAGCGCCGCCGGCTGATCTGGACCGGATCGTTTGTCGGCGTATCGCCGTGGCTTTTCCTTCTCACAATCATCGCGCTGGCTGATCAGGTCGCGCCGATTTAATTAATATATGGTCCCTTCCAAAGGACCAAGGGGTATAACCATGAGCGCAGTTATGAAGCAGGCCGAGCATGTACCGGCCATGTCCGAGTCAGCCCTTGTTGAAGTGTTAAGCAGCAGCCTTTACCCGGGCGCCGCCCATAACTCAGTGGTCATGGTTTTGGCCTACTGCAAGGCCGCCCAGCTTGATCCGATGCTGAAGCCGGTCCACATCGTGCCTATCTGGAGCAAGTCCGCCGGCCGCATGGTTGACACCGTGATGCCAGGTGTTGGCCTGTACCGGATCCAGGCAGCGCGCACCGGGCAGTATGCCGGGATCAGCGAGCCGGTCTATGGGCCCGAGATCACCATGAAGCTTTCCGGCCTAGAGGTCACCTTCCCAGAGTGGTGCCGGGTGACGGTAAAGCGCCAGATGGGCAACGGCCTGGTCGCCGAGTTCACCGCCAACGAGCGCTGGCTGGAGAACTACGCCACGGCCAAGAAAGACACTCAGGCGCCGAATGCTATGTGGTTGAAGCGGGCGTATGCACAGCTTGCCAAATGCGCCGAGGCACAGGCCCTGCGCAAGGCATTCCCCGAGGTCGGATCAGCCCCAACGGCTGACGAAATGGAAGGCAAGGCGTTCGAGGAAGTCGCTCGCGATGTTAGCCCGCAGCACCAGGTCGAGCCAGAGCCCGAAGCTCTTCCGGCCTACTCCGACGACCTACTGAAAGAAAACCTCGTCAAGTGGCAGCCGCTGATTGACGCCAACCGAACCAGCCCCGAACACCTGATCGCGACCATCAGCAGCAAATACACGCTGACCGATGCGCAGAAAGAACAAATCACCAACCTGAAAGCCCTCGACGGAGACGCAGCATGAAAATTCACAACGTAGCTCAAGGTTCCGCCGAGTGGCATGCCCTGCGCGGCCAGCACTTCACCGCCTCCGAAGCCCCGGCCATGATGGGCGCCTCGAAGTACCAGACCCGCACCGACCTGCTGACCCTGAAGAAAACCGGCATTGCCCCGGACGTCACGCCGTCTCAGCAATTCATCTTCGACAAGGGTCACGCCACTGAGGCGGCCGCCCGCCCGCTGGTAGAGGCGATGATCGGCGAAGAGCTGTATCCGGTCGTAGGAACCTCGGGCAATCTGCTCGCCTCGATGGACGGCGCGACGATGCTCGGCGAGACATTGTTCGAACACAAGCTATGGAACGAATCGTTGGTCGCCCAAGTGAAGGCCGAAGATCTGGCCCCGCACTACTTCTGGCAGTTGGAGCAGCAGTTGCTGGTGAGCGGCGCCGAACGTGTGATTTTCGTTTGCTCCGATGGCACCCCTGACAACTTCGTCAGCATGGAATACCGCCCGGTCGCCGGTCGCGCCGAGCAGCTGGTCGAAGGCTGGAAGCAGTTCGAGGCAGATCTTGCCGTGCATGAGATCACCGACGCGCCTTCAATCGTCGTCGGCAAGGCCCCGGACGAGCTGCCAGCGCTGCGCATCGAACTGACCGGCATGGTTACCGCAAGCAACCTGAAGGTGTTCGAGCAATCAGCGCTCGCAGTCATTGACGCTGTTAAAACGGAGTTGACGACCGACCAGGATTTCGCCGACGCCAAGAAGGCGGTGAAATGGTGCGCAGATGTTGAATCGGCTGTCTCCGAAGCGAAAAAGCAGGCGCTGTCGCAAACCGAGTCTATCGATGAGCTGTTCAAGTCCCTTGAGCGTGTCAGCGCCCACGCCCGCGAAACCCGCCTGAAGGTCGACAAGCTGGTCAAGGCTCAGGAATTGGTGGTCAAGACCAGCATCAAGCAGAAGGCCGAGCAGGCGCTGACTGATCACGTCGCAGCGATCAACAAGACCCTGGGTAAAGTGGTTCTGCCGCCGATCGCAGCAGACTTCGCGGGCGCCATGAAGAACAAGCGCACCATTGCCAGCTTGCAGGACGCTGTTGATACCGAGCTGGCCCGGGCCAAGATCGATGCTAGCCAGTTGGCCGACGCTATCCGCCTGAACCTCGAAAGCCTGCGCACCCTCGCCATCGACCACGCTTTCCTGTTTGTCGACGCTCAGCAGCTGGTCACGAAGGCCAATGACGACCTGGTGGCGCTGATCAAAGTTCGCATTTCCGAACACAAGAAAGCCGAGGAAGAAAAGGCCGAGGCCCTGCGCGAGAAGATCCGCAAGGAAGAATTGCAGCGCATCGAGGACGAGGCCAAGGCGAAGCAGGCGGCCGAAGTGGTTCCCGAGCCCGCGCCAGTCGCAACGCCGGCACCGGTGTCGACTCCTGCGCCGGTGAAAGCTGCCCCAGTCGTTCAGCAGACAGCAAAACCGGTAGCTACGCAGACGCATCAGGCCGCTCCGCTGCAAGCAAATGTTTACGACCTGGAATCACTGGTCAAGGCAGTGGCTTACGGGCAGGCCCCGCTGTCGGTGCTAGCGGTCAACTGGGAAGCGCTCGACGCAATGGTCGCCGATCAAGGCACTGCATTCAGCATGGCCGGCGTAAGGCTGGAAAAAGTAGCGGCATAACCATTCAAGCCCTGGCAGACGCCGGGGCATTCAATCGAGGTAGAGAAACATGGCGCGCGGCGTAAACAAAGTCATCCTTGTGGCTACATGCGGGCAGGATCCGGAGGTTCGGTACCTACCCAACGGAAACGCAGTAACGAATCTGAGCCTGGCCACCAGCGAGCAATGGACCGACAAGCAAACCGGTCAGAAGGTCGAAAAAACAGAATGGCATCGCGTGTCGATGTTCGGCAAGGTCGCCGAGATCGCCGGGGAGTATCTGCGCAAAGGCTCTCAGGTGTACATCGAGGGCAAGCTTCAGACGCGAGAATGGGAGAAGGACGGCATCAAGCGTTACACCACAGAAATTGTCGTGGACATGCAGGGCACCATGCAGCTCCTGGGCGGAAAGCCGCAAGACGGCAACCAGCAGCAGTCGGCGGCGCGCCAGCAGCCTCAGCAGCGCCAGCAGCCGGCGCAACAGAAGCAACCAGATCAAGGGCATCGCGCAAATGGGCCTCAGGGCGGGGTTGCGCCTGACTTCGACTCATTCGATGACGACATACCTTTTTAACCTACAACCTGATCGGCGCTTGACCATCAATCCGACGTAACCGACCAAAAGGGCGCCAATGAGCGCCCTTTCCTTTGGGTGCCAAATGAACCAATTCAACGACCTCCGAATTATTGATCGATCGTCACTGGCCGCGGCGCAAGAAGCGTTCCTGCGCTCAGGCGGCAAAATCGACGTGCTGCAAACCTTCGAATTCAAGCCCCTACCCCCGCGCATCGAGCCTCAGCTGACGCAGGAAGAGATCGAGCTACGACAGATGGCCGATCAAATCCGAACGCTGAGCGAAACGATGACCAAGACGGAAATGGCCAATCACATGGGCATTTCTCAGGACCGGATAACGAAGGTCTGCAAGTTGTCAGGAATTCAGCTGCGCAATGGCGCCGGGCGCAACCCAGGCAGCAGGCAGCTAAACCCGGTCGAGGACAAGGTTCTGGTCGAGCGGATCAATGCACTGGCACAGATTGGCTTGGGCAAGCTCAAGGTACGGAATCAGATCGGCATCGGTTGGCACAGGATGGACCGGCTGGTTAACACCTACCGCATCGCCTTCCCAGGACCGTCTTCGTGCGAATGATCAAATCCTTGGTGCGCCAGCGTGCGCGCCTTGTCCAGCACCAACTGCCAGCGAGCGGGCTATCGAATGAAAAAGCGCAAACCGAACAACATGCGGGCCAGGGTCGAGCGAGCCTGTCGATCACTGCTCAGGACCAATCACACTTGCATCGTGAATATCGACCCGAGCGGAAAGCAGTCGCTGTTCAACGCGGCCAACTCCCGCCGAATTATCAGCCATCAAATCGGTAGCGCCATCTTTGAAATAGCGCACCGATGGACGATTTACATCAGCTGCATGTGTATCGACCAGGCCGGCGCCGAATACTGCAAATCAGTCGAGGTCTCGCCAGAAGGCGTGCATCTGGCGGCCAACATATCGGACGTGATCGAGCACTTCTATATCGAACTGCGAGATTCCTGCAATGCTCAGCACCTGGCTGCGAGCGGCTGGATTGCGATTCCCTACGAAACATCACTGGAAGAAAGGCAGGCGGCCCAGCTGTTCGAGGCCGCCGGGGCATGGAACCAAAGGAAGGCGGCATAACATGGCGAAGAGCACGAAGGAACGGTCGGCGAAGGCCGCAAAGAAGCGCGAGCAGTACGACGAGAAAGAATTGCGGCACAAGGTCCGGCCAGGCATTCACCAGGCAATGGACCGCATCCGGGAGCGATCAGGCACCGAAGAAATCAGCGAAGTCATGCAGTTGGCCATCCTCAAGATGGACGCCATGACCGACGCCGAGCTACAGGCCTTCCTTGCTGTCCCGCGCCACGAAATAACGATTAGCAAATCGTTGCGCGACAAGTTCGACAACGAGTCTCGACGTGAAGCCGGTCATCACGGTGATGACAGTGAGTACGAAGTA